CTACAGCCCTAGGACACTATCAGAATATGTTACAAGAATTCCACCACCTAGAACCGTTCGTAACACGTTGGCTTAACGACAGAATATCCATCTTAAACCGTACCAAATTAGTCTTATATCTAGGCAAGAGAAAAGCACTAGAATCCTAGTGCTATTCTCTAAGGCTTAAGCGCTGAAATAGACTCCTGATACGTACAACCAAGGCTTGCTATAATCCGGATCCGCTACCCTAAACAACTCAATAGGCGCTTGAGTCCAATCGCTAGGCTGCAATCGTATCCTAGCGCTAGTGCATTGTGCCCTATGGGTTGCTTGGAGGGGCCTGAGTTGCGCTATCGTGTTGGACAAACAACCTACCAGCCAGCCATTGCCAAGATTGCCAAGGACGGGCTCGAGGCCGGAGAGTCCTACTGCACAGCCAGCTCTGCCGAATCCCTCGTTAAATGGTGCAAGGTAAATGTGTTTAATCATACCCCAGGCTCCCCAAAAAAGTCTTGGTATTCTGGGTCGTTCATAAGCTCCTCGCAGTAGGCCCAAAGATCGCCGTCCTGCCATAGGTGCCACACATTACCAGCGGAGTCCGTGTAGGTCGCGCTATCTAGCACGCTGTGCCATACTTCCCAGTACCATTCCTGCTCAGGACCGTATAACAATTCGCTAAAATCGCTAGGCAAGCCGCTCCAATGATCGCAAGACTCCGCAAAGTTTTGAGGGATATAGACTCCCTGATTACTACCAAACAACAATTCTAGTCCGCTACTCATGACGATTGTTCCTCTCGCATATTGTCCAAGATATCAGCCAGAGTCTTGTCGTCAATAACTGCACACCAACTGGTGCCCGGTGTAGCGTAGAACAAGAGAGAATCCTCATAGGTGTTACCTAGGTAAGACTCGGCATAAGGAGCGACTCGCTTTATTGTCTCCCAGTTGTGACCCTTAGACTCCGCCTCATACTGAGTGATTTGTATCTCCACCTCGCTGATTGGTATTTGGAGCAAACACAAGCCGTCGCCAGGCTCAAAGGCAAAATATTCGTGCCAATATGGACGCATAAAGAATGCACCTTCAACACGCTCACCGATATCCCAATCTACCAAACCGTCCATCGCCCCAAACACTTCCGGCTTGCTCAGGCAGTATTGCCATATGGAGTCGTCGATGTTGTGATACTGCCAGGATTCCGCGACAAGTTGGGCATAGTTATCGCCAGAGTCCTTGTGCTCAGACTCGTACTCAACCTGTGCCTGAATAGTGTCGTTCAGCCATTGTAAGGCCTTTTCAGGCTCGCTATCCCCTTGGCCGTAGTTGATCAATTCTTGAAGCTCTTGCTCAGTCATTTTCGGACTCCTCCTGCTCATTGATTTGGGTGAGAATCTCATTGTACGTTAGCCAATAGGCCAAAAGCGTCATAGTTTTATCTATGGACTCAAAACTAAACCCTGGGTCTTCCAGGTCAGACTCTGCCTGGTCCAAATCGCTAGGGCGCACAAGCCTAGCAGCGTTAACGAGGTTCCATGCGTGACTGTAGTAGATTGCCCATTGGCTACCGTCCGCACATTCATGAGCGTATTCGCTAGGGGCTTGGTCACTATTAGACTCCCAATATTCCAAGGCCAGCGCCTCGCAAGTGATCGCCCAATCGGCAAGGGTATCTTTGTGGCTAGTCATTGTTAAAAGTCTCCGTTTTCGATTAGTTTCTCAGCGTAGCGCTCACACTCGGACTCCCACAGGGAGTCTAGTTGATCTTTGAGCGTGCTACCGCCTGGCAATTCTTGGCCTAAATCGTGCAACACGTCACTAAGGCCGCCACCAACGCCCGCGCACAAATCGCCTAAGCGCTCGCTAGGGCCGCTATAGGATGCCAGCTTGCTAAAAGAGTCCTCAAGCCCTTTAAGCTGCAAAACTAGCTCATCAAACTTCCCGAATTTAGGCCCCAGTTCGTCCTGAGCCTGGTCAAGCGCTTGTGAGAATCGTTCATGGTATTCAGACTCTTCACGCTCATAAGCCGCCAGCGCGGCACTATTTCCACAAATCATTGCTTTATACTCCTGCTTGCAAGATTGAGAGGAAAAAGAAAAACGCCCAAATAGCCAAGGCCATAAAGCTAGCGCCTAGGATATCCAGTAGTACCAGCCAAGCGCCTTTGCTTAGGTAGCAGGCAAAACCTGACTGCGGGTAATATGTGTGATAAGATTCGTGTTTGCGCATTTTGTTGTTTCCTTGCTTTTGCGTTTTTTACAGGGGCGACCTTAGCAGGCCCAACGGCAGGGTCAAACATAAAACGCGCGTTCACTTATCTTTTCTCTTTTGCTCTATACCCTAGCCTATTGCATAGGGCATGCCTAGACTATCGTATATAAGCTAACCTAAAGTATAGTAGCCAAGCGGTTTCCTGCTACCTATGGTTGATACTACCTTAGGGTGATCTGAAATGTGGCAGCGCTACCTGGGGTAGGCAGAAGGTCTTGACCCCCTCCAGTGGAAACAGAGAGTTTCGAAAAGACCAACAGACCCCCTCCAGTGGAAATTGGCACCCGCTAGACCCCCCTCAGTGGAAATTAGTATGACTCTGAGCAAACCCTTGACCCCCTCCAGGGGAAACTAACCTAGTCACACAAGGGCTTGCATAGGACAGCACTACTGACCATCATCAGGGTCATAAAACATAGACTCAACAGCCATGATAGTGAGCAAGGCTAAGAGACATCCGAAGTAGGTAGCAAAGAGCATTTGCCAGAAGTCCATCATGTGACCCCCCTCCAAGGGAAAGTAATTGGGTTAGTAATTTTGTAGTTAATCCAGAAGGGACCTAGTAGTGGTGCACAGGCATAACCTCTCACACGTAGTAAACAACAAGTAAAGATATCTGAGGGGCACCAAGGGTCTCATAGCACACCAACCCTAAGAGCCACCAGAAAAAACTAAAAAACTGGGTTTGAAGACCCTAGCCCTATAGCCCCTTACATATGGGACCCACAAAAATAAATTCAAGTGCATTTTGTTGTTGACATAGCCCCATAATCTGGTAAGGGTACCCCATCAACAGCGATAGGAGGCCCTATGAGGGACATCACAATAGCTAGAGCAAGCTCACCAGAGCTACCCATGGTCTACTTCTCAGACATGAAGGAAGCAGTAGCTACCCTTAACCACCTACATACCGTATTCAACACCAAGTTCGTAATCACCAAGGAGACTAACAATGCTAACAAATGATATCAAGGCAACCCTTATCGACCACATGGGTTCAGACCTATCGACGGTCAATGCTGCACGAGTGTCCTTCAAGAAGCAGCATAACACCTTTGACCCTGCAACAGACACTAAGCTAGTAAACTACCTTGCTGACCATAGGCACTATAGCCCCTTCAAGCACTCTGCTATGAGCTTCCATGTCAAGGCTCCCATCTTTGTTGCTCGACAGTTGGTCAAGTCTGAGTACCTGGTGATGAATGAGGTATCCCGTAGGTATGTTGAGGATGAGGTAGAGTTCTATGTGCCCGATGGGTGGCGTGAGAGGGCTCCTAACAAAAAACAAGGTTCCTTGGGCCTACACCCTAGCCCCCTAGTTCAAGAGGTCTTCGACGGCAATTACAAGGCCTCTATGACGTCTCAACTAGCACTGTACAACCGCATGCTTGATGAAGGTATTGCCCCTGAGCAGGCTCGTATGGTCCTCCCACTGTCTCTTATGACTGAGTGGTATTGGACAGGTCTTACAGCCGCCTTTGCTAAGATGTGTACACTACGCCTTAAGGATGACACACAGTATGAGACACGATTGGTAGCCCAACAGATTGATAAGGCCGCTCGGGAGCTGTTTCCGGTGTCCTGGGCATCCTTGGTATGAAGATCACCAAAGCAGAATACCTTGGCCTAATCCACAGGTTAACATCTGAGATGTCCTACAAGTTGGATGTCGTTAGCAGAGAGTGTGAAGAAGGCTACTACCCAGACTTAACAACAATCAATGATATCGGAAAGGACCTGGACGCACTGGAGCAAATAGTCTGGGACCTGGAAGAAGGACGTTACCATAAGGAGAACCAAAGTGATTATCAGTAACAACATCAAGTACACCACCCGCCGCCGCTTGCCAGTGCGCATCTTGTGTCATAACCGTAACCACCCCATGCCCATCGTAGGGCTTGTAACGCAGCCAGACGGCACAGAGCTTGCTAGAGCCTGGTACCCTGACGGTAAAGCTAAAGAGGGCGTTAAGCGGTCTTCTGAGGACCTCCTAGAGGTACTTCCCTGGTTCCAGGGTGGCAAGTACAAGACACGGAACGGTGCTATCGCTAAACTGTTTGAGGTTGATCGTGAAGGTGGTCGTATCTATGGTCGATTGGCCTTTGGTAAAACTTCCCTAAGCTGGACCCTTGACGGTACCTCTATTCAGTCCAAAGCCTACAACCTAACAACAGAAAAAGTTTAGGGTCTGTTACAATTTGTGATGATGCACAGGGTCTTGACAAGGGGCTCTGTGTTTCCTATATACTCATTATAACCTTAGGTATTACTTAAGGATTCCTTAAGTATTTTAATCCTTATGATATTAATACTAAGGCTTAGCTAAAGGAATCCTATAGAACCCTAAGGAATCCATATGCCCATCATAATTAGTTTGTTGTTAACATGACTGAAGTCTCCCATCAAAGGTGCCCTCATCCAGACTGTGATTCTAGTGATGCCTTTGCCTACAACACGAAGCTCAAGACTGGCAAGTGTCACTCTTGTAGCAACCACTACCCAGCTAAGGGTGTAAAATACGAACAGTGGGCCTATGAAGCCTACCCCCTATCATTCATGCCAGGAGATAAAACTATGGCCTCACCAGTGCCAATTCGTAGTGTAGTTAGTCCAGAGGAAGGACGCTATGTTGACATGAGGGGTATCTCTAAGAACGTCATGGAGTTCTATGATGTTAAGACTGTCTTGGACAGTAATGGGACCCCCTCTAGTCAGACCTACGTGTACCCCTCTGGTGGCATTAAGACACGCTACTGGCCTAAGAGTTTCTCTACATCGGGTAAGATGGATGAACTGTTCGGTATGAACTTATGGTCCTCTGGGGCCGCTAAGAAAGTTACTGTTGTTGAGGGTGAGCTTGATGCCCTTAGTGCCTACCAGATGCTCTACAACCCCTCCTATACCAACCCTGTTGTTAGCTTCCCCTCTGGGACACCCTCTAAGAGCTTGTGGGAGAAGTGCACACCTTGGTTGGACGGCTTTGATCAGATCATCGTAAGTGTTGATGGTGATGAGACTGGGGATGCCCTAGCTAAAAAGATTCACCAAATCTTCCCTAACAAGACCTACCGCCTGGATCATAGTAAGTTCAAGGATGCCAATGAGTTCCTTCAGGCAGGCGCTAAGAAGGAGTATCAGTCTGCTTGGTGGAATGCCTCTAAGTACACCCCAGATAACGTCCTGAATAGCTCTGGGCAGTTCCTAGACCTATTCCGTAACTCTCCTGTCCACCAGTACATCCCTACTGGTATTCAAGCATTGGATGACAAGATCATGGGTCTTATGCAGGGACACTTCACTGTTATCAAGGCTCCGACAGGTGTGGGAAAGACGGAAGTGATGCGACTGCTAGAGTACCGATTGTTCCAAGAGAAGGTTCCCTTTGCTTCCTGGCACCTTGAGGAGACTAAGCTACGAACCCTACTTGGCCTGGTATCCTACCACTTGAACCAGAATGTCACCCGAAAAGACCTGATTGATGAGCTTGGGGTCGAGGACTTGGTAGAGACAGCTATTGGTGAGCTTACATCTGATGAGAAGATTTACCAGTTCTTCCTACAGGACCATCAAGGTGCTGATGATCTTATCGACATGATCCGTTTCTTTGCTTCTGCCTGTGATGTGCGCTATGTGTTCTTTGAGCCCATCCAGGACGTAATCTCTGGTACTGAGGACTCTAAGGAGGCTGCTCTTGCTGACCTGTCTGTACGCCTCTCTAAGCTTGCTGCGGAGCTTAACGTAGGGATTGTGACAATTGCGCACACCAACGACCATGGCGAAACTAAGTATTGCAAGATGATTGGTCAACGTGCTAGTGTCATTCTAGATATTCACCGGGACAAGGAATCAGATGACCCCCTGGAGCGGAACACAACTTATATCACCGTAGAGAAGAATAGGCCTTGCGCTGAGGTAGGTTCTGCTGGTAAGCTACGGTTCAACAGTGACAGTTTCACTCTAAAGGAGGTTATGTGATGATCAACAGGATTACACGAGACACACACCCGGAAATCTTTGAGTACTTTGACAAAGGCGGGTGGGATTACGTAGAGGTTCTTGATCAAGAAAACGTAAAACCCGATACCACGTGTTATGACATTCGAATGGTTATTGATAAAGCCGTAACAAAAGACGTATCACTTTATGGTAGTTGGTTTGGTTTGCTAAACTATAGTTATCTACACGGATCAGAACCAAAAGATTACCCA